AAATTTATTTTTATAATATAAATGATTTACTGAAAAATAAGTAACACTTTGCAAAGAACTATCTACATTTTTTGCATCATTGTATGTTAATTCACTACCCAATGCTGGTAATGTATTAACGTCTGTATAAAATCCGTTTAACGGTAACGCACTAGATGTAGCACTACCTGAATAGATAGTCCAAGATTTATAAGAAGGAAATGGATTCACCGTTACATCAGATATATCAATCTTTTTGAATACAGATGGATATATTCCTTTGTATGCGTCTTCTTGTTCTTGTATTTTTGATTGTGCCATATAGTAAAAACCCTGCTACATTTAATATAAATATAACAGGGCTTAAATCAGTGTTGATTTTAAAAATCTAATTTAACTCGTATAAGAGCTTCTCGTTGAAATGATTTTAATAATGGTTTAGAAAGTTTTGCTACTGCTAACAATTCTTGATTATCATTATAAAGTCCGACTGTTGTAATATATGTCTTAGGATCGCCGATAAATGTTGATTGTGCAATTTGTCCTACACTACCAGTTACGTACGAAGGATTGTTTGAAAAATTATATTCTGCATTCTTAATTCTTACAAAATAATGTGTACTAGTTACTTTTTCTGAATTTCTTGCAATAAATCCGTATGGATCTGATGTAGTAGGATCAGTAAATAACGCAGATCCAGAAATAGAATGATATAATACAAAATGATTATTTCCTTCTGAACTAGAACCTGTATTTGTTGCAAAGCCTAATTTTTGATCAAGCATTTTGCCGTCTAAAATTAACGTGCCATAATCAGGATATGCTAATCCGTAATATACTGGCGCCGTTGAATTAAAAACGCCCGAGTTAATTGAACCAGAAACAATGTTATAAACTTTACCAGAATCTCCAATTTTAGCAGATGCTAATGAAGAATCATCAATTAATTGAATAATTGCTCCAGAGCCCGTAACTACAGAACCTGTTGCATTAGTTGCACGAGATAAAATTGGCACTAAAGGAATTTCCCAATTTCCCGCATCTAACCGTTCTTTCATTCGATTACGTTTAAAATTAACAACATAAATGTAATCCGTGCTACCAGATCCGGCAGTCGTAAAACGAGTATCGGTAGGAGATAATAAAAGCTGGCGGTACTGTGAATAAACTGCTTTGCTAGGAGAATCATTGAGTTGTCCTTGTGAATCTGATCCACTACCTAATGCATGACCAAATGCTAATGCAAATTGTACTGCAGCGCCATCGGCAGTTGGAGTGTCTTGATATACATCTACATAATAACGACGTTGTGTTGTAGTTTGTGTAGATGCAGTAAAATATGTAGTTAAACTTGCCAAGTTATCACTCCACATACCAGCAGTTACTGTTTCAATTTGATTTGCAACAATATCATTAACAGAATCAAACTTAGTATATGTTCTGCCATTACGAGCTAATAACTGCGTTTGCGTTTGTTCAGCTACAATTTGATTTGCTAGCTGTTGTGCTAATTGTCGTACTTGTTCATTTACTCCATTATTTGCAGTTGACAATACTTGATTTTCATTTTGCAATCTTTGAATTGTTTGATTAGTTGCTTGAGTTGGACGAATAGGTACGCCACCAATTCTAGGTTGTTGTTTTAATCGTGCAATGAATTCGTTCATTTTCATATTATTTCCATTTTATAATGTTGCGGTAGTTGCTTTTTTAACAGTTAAATTAACAGTAACACTTCCGCCAGTTTCATTTGCAATTATTGTAATCGTTGCAGTTTTATCTTCAATTAATTGTGTTTTAGCAACAATACGGAATTCAAATCCTGCTACTGCAACACTTTGTGCGTCTTCATTATCTCCAATGAAACGCGGCGTAGTCGGAAGTACTGAATTTTGTAATGCTCTTGTTACTTGAATATCAGCTACGGTAGAATCTGATAATATTGCTGTATATCCTAATGTAGCATTACCTCCTCTAAAGTTGCTTGTATTAGGTGCAATAATTGTAGAATCGCCAGGAGCAGATAATGTAATTGCGGTATTACCAACCGTAACAACCGGTATATTAGTTGTTTGTTTTGGTAATGTAACTAATTTATATTTCAATGCTTGCGTTTCATCAGGAATAGCTTCTGTTATCGGCATATTTTCAATGATAGTTCCATAATATGCAGTTCCTAACGGATGATCCGGATTCCATAATGAATAATCAATTTCATCATCACCTACTGCAAATTGCGTAATATTAAAAGCATTTCCGCCTTTTGCTAAAAGTTCTCGTCCTTTTAACGTTAAAATTGCGTCGACTGTAACGCTTGAATTATCTAAATATCCCATATGTTTTTACCTTATTTTATATAAATATACGTGTTATAGTTTTTATGGTTAAACTAATCTGAAACTTCCCTGCGTATTATCTTGACTTTGATATATCAATTGATTTGGATTTGCTGTTTTAAATTCAACTACCGGGCCACCGTCTACAGTTTGTGTTGAATTAATGTTAAAATCAGGCGAAGACATCTTAGCACCAGAATATCTTTGATTTTCAACGCTACGTGGCAAATAATCTTGAAATTCTGCAAAACTGCCCGTAAATCTACGTTCAACATTTATGCCATAACTTGAAGCACCATATGTACCCAATCCATATGAACCAATTGGACCGGAACTAGTAATTGGAGATACGCTTGACGAAATATATCGAAGTTCTGATAATATACTACTAGTATATGTAGGTAATAATACATCACTTAACCAATATGGAGTAGAAGCTGTTATATAACTACTACCAGATTTTACTAAATATTCATATGAATATGTAATACCATTATATTTTTTAGCAGACGAGGCAGTTAAAAATATTTGCCACTGATCATCATCTTGTGCAGTAAGATTTAATACTTTAACATCAGTTTCGCCTATATATTGTGGATAATCTCCCGACGCTGTAATAGCTGAATTTTCTATCAACGCATTATAGCTATTATCAAACCTAACAACAGTTGGTAATATTTTATCCTTGCTTCGTTCTAATATGTTTGGTTGTACTAGAATACCCGTTAATTTATTAGTTCGGGCAGGTAATAATTGATCTAATTGTCGAAAAAATGATAAATCGAACAACGTAAACATATTAATGTATGCATTGATATCATTCTTATCTGAATATTTTTTCCAATATGTTTGTGTAGCTTGAATTAGTTTTGGATATGATTTTGAATCTGTTTCGCCAGGATCGCCAATATATTGATCCAAATTTGTAAATCCTAGTTGTGCAATAATATCTTCATCAATCATTGATTGTGGCGAAAAATATATTCCTAATTTTTTACTATCTAACGGAGCTTTATCAAATTGACTTCGTTCTGCTCTAGTTTTTAAATCTAATTTACCAATCAATTCATTTTGTTCAATTCGAATTTTATTATCGTCATATGTTCCTGCACCTAATGATGGCGCATCATAATATTGCGTTTCTTCATATGAATCATACGGAGTATTAATAGACCAACCTGCAAATGATGCTGAAATATTTGATGGTTTAGGTTGAATACCCGATAAACTACTAGTAGTAGTATGATTAATTTTTTGATTAAGTGGTAATCTAAATATTAATTCGTTATATGCATCAGAATTAGCATTATATGACCCTGCAGCTTTTACGTGATTGTTAAATATAGAATCATTTAATGAAGATGACCATAATCTAAATTCTTGCAGTTGTCCAATAAATCGATTTGCACCAATAGATGTACTACCTAATACAATAGATCCACTACTATCAAAACTTGCAGTTGCAGATGCAGAAACTGCTGCAACAATTTTACCATATTTTGATTTTTTAGTAACTAAATCTAAATTAGTACCGTTTGTTTTTAACATGGTAGTTAACCATTCATCATTATATAATTCTATTAATCCAGATGATGTTCCGTTAATTTGCATTACACCTTTGTTGCCACTATTAAATTCTAATGTTACAGCATTAGAACCTATATTAAATAGATTCATAGTAGTTGGTATCAAAGGATTAGTTTCTATATTATCTGGCCTAAAACGAAGTTCTACGGTGTTGATAGATTGTGAATAATTTATAGTAACAGTACCTGCAGCGCTGCCAATTAAATCTAATGCATAATCAAAATTATATTTTTCATATACTGGAGCTCTATCTAATCTTGGGCCGCCATATTCATTAATACTTATAATTGATTGTGGGATTCCGTAACATGCTAGTAATGCCTGTACACTACGTTTAGTTCCTTTTGATTTTAATAGTAATGGCAAATTATTAACAATACGCCTCCAAATTGCATATGTAGTATCCTGTCCAGATACAGCTGGGTCACCAACACTATTCGAACCGGTTAACGGAATACCTGATGCGTTAGTTCCTAATACATATTCCCATAATTCTTGATTTTGTTTACCATTTGTTAACGTCCATCCAAATTGTTTTGCCACAGAATATAGTAATTCATTTGGCATACCTAATTTATGATTTTCTTCACGCTTATGAATTAATGATGCATGATGTACATATGTATATAAAATATCATAATGTTGACCCAACATATGTACAAATGTAGTGAAATTTGTATTTGATGTATCTAATGTAAGGAATTCCGGTATCGTATATATTAATGCGTTTATATTATTCGAATCATATAATGAGGCAGTTTGAATTAAATTATTATACCAAGATTTAAATGCTGAACTAGTTGTAGATGTTAAAGCATATGGTTTAGTACTATTAGTTTTAGGAACAGGCTGAATATAACTGCTAGTAAATTCTGCTACATTAAATGTTTCTTTTGGTATATCATATGTAGTTAATTTTGATGAAGATTCATAATATAAATATTTTTCAAAATTATCAAATCCGCTAACCAAGTTAGTTTTTAATATTGTAAAATCTTGAGCATTAGTTGTAGCAACGCTACCTGATAATGTAGCTATAACTAAACTTTGACTATTATAATATTCTAATAATTCTAACTTATATTTAAAATTTTGTAATCGTTCCTGCGCAGAACTATAAAATATAAAGTTATTAAAATCAGAATAATCAATATTTAATTTCATTCCAGAAAGACTTCCAGAAAAATAATTATCGACCAATTGTTGTGATGTTTGAGTTGTAGAACTCAATAAATCTGTCCAAGTTTTTAGACTAGTTTCAGTTGATGTATTAACAATTGCATTTGCTTGCCAATTTGGATTTGCTAATGATTTAAATGTACGTAACGAAACTTTAGATGCAATATTGACAGTATCAATATATGTAGGTTTTTGTTCTTCTACGACCCAACATTTAAAGTCTACTGCGATATCTTGCGGCAATGGTTCATAGAGTTTAACATAAAGATATTCGCCAATTACAACGCTATTAACAAATAATACGCATTGGTTTCTACTAAAGTTTAATAAATACGTTTTAAATATTTCAGACCCAGTTTGGTCAACAGTCTGTATGTAGTTTGTAATTTGACGTAAAAATTCTGGATCTTCATCATCTATTGCGCGCAATCTAATTTCAGTTCGATCAGGCGAAATTTCGTCAATTCGTAAATGTTGTCGTTCGTAACTACCAATTAAATTATTAAAAAAATTAATAGCAAATCTAAAATTTCCTGATGTTAATTTTAACTTATTAAATTCAGAAAAAATATCAATTGCAATTGGATTATTAATTGGAATTATTTTATTTGTTGTTTTATCAATATATTGCGGTACTTTTCTTTGCAATTGAATTTTATGATTTCCCGTAATCCAAGCATCATCAACATATACGTGAAATTCTATTCTAGAATCATTTGTAGAATTGATAATATCATTATTAAAAAATATGGGTTGTTGAGTTGAATATGTTACAACATCTAGCTTAGTACGATCAATACGTTCTGCAGATATTGATTTTGTAGTAGATTTAATATCTGTAATATTTTTATATTGATTAAGCATTTATCTCCTAATTCCGCTTCTCGTGTCAATTTCTTGATTTTCTATCTCTGCTTGACGAATTTCTTGATTCCAAAGATCTACGTTTTTATTCGCATTTGATATAACCCAATACGATTGTAGTGCATTGATTGTATGAAATTGAGTATCATTATTTTGTCCCGCTTTAGCTCCAATTCCAAATCTATCTCCAATTTCAAATTCTGAATTTGGAATAACAATATCAACTTCTAAATCTTGAACTTCATATTGATTAATCGATCCTGGTATCGTTGGTCTAAATTCTGATGTATTTTCAAATGTACGATATTCTCTATCTAAACCTTGTTCGCTTGATTTAATTATAGAAAAGAAAGCAGTTCCAAATCCAGATGGCGCATCATATCGATGTTGTAATTTAATTCTAAAACGCAAATCTACACCCGAATTTTTTAAATCTTTTGATATTGTATATGTATTCACATATTGTTGTGATAACCCATCTTGTACATCATCCATTAATATGCCAGAATATATATCTGCAGCTATAATTTTTCGATCTTCACTAGGACGATATCTTGCAAATACTAGGTCTTGTGATTCCAGTTGTAAATCTAAATCTAAATCAATTGGTTGATTGTCAAATTTAATGCTAACAGGAAAATTATAGTATGTAAATTGAGTATCTAAAACACGTAACATTGATTTTGTAGTAATTTGATTAACTGCTGTTTCTATAATTAATAATGAATTCGTATCAATTCCTTCCTGTAACGCAATATTACCATTTTCAGATCTAGGAATAATATTTTCATTATTTGAAACATGCGTTAATCCTAAGCGTTGATATTTCGCTTGCAATTCAACTGATATCGAATCTTTAATTTTAGACGCTGTTTGTTTAACTAAATTTCCAACGTTTGCTAATCTATCATTTACATTAACCATTATTCACTTACCTAACTACTTTAAAATAAATTTGGTCGTCGACGTACTGTTCCATAAATCCATCTACTATCTTAAGATTTAAACGATAATTGCGTTCTGGCATAAATCCGTTCATATCTAAGTAAATAAAATTACTAGTACTATCACAACTTACTTTAGTATAAATATCATCAAACGGAATAATGACCTCGTCAGTAGCAGCATCCGAAATTGAATAATATGTAGTAGTTGGTAAATGTTTAACTGTTTGTATTGGAAATAAATTTGTCGGTGATTTTCTAGGATATTTATCTCGACTATAAATTCTTATCTTTGCAATTTCAGTATCTTTATATGTTGGTTTAATATTTGTATAAACCGTATATGATTCAGAATTAATGTTATCTAAAGATCCAGTAATAAAATTACTATCATCCCAATACATAACTAATCTAGGAACATATATAGTATGTGTTTCTCTACTAAAAAATCTTACATACCCTGCAACATTACTATTTGTTTCATCAGCATCAGAAAATTTTAATAAGAATCCATTATTCGAAATAGTATTGCCACCACTTCCACTTTTCCAAAGTAAAATAGCTTCAGTGACATCCATATTAATATCTGTAGGTCGATAAGAAAATCCTTCAGCTTCTTGCAAACCTGGTTGATAGAAAAATGCTTGATTAAAAAATGATGCATTAAAAACACCCGAGCTAGATTGAAATAACCAACTGCCACCTTTACCTGATCCGGTGGCATATAAATTTGTTCCATTTATTTGTATGTTACTTCCAGAAATCCAACCAGTGCCAGTATATGGATAAAAAGACCACGTTGCTTGAGGTATCGCCCAACTTGCTCCATCTTGAGTTGCAGTTGTAGCTGATAAAAAACCTGTGCCATTTGTCCATGGTTGCGCAACTATTTTAGCATCGATACTATATTCAGCAGGTAAATTTTTTGCGTGAGTTGTAAATAATTGCAACATAAATTTACAATCATTAATGCTAACTGAATATTTTGCTAATACTGAATTAATTTCATTTAAATCGAATTTAACTAATGCTCTAGATTTTAAATAAGTAGATCCATCTGTATTTAAGCGTTTGCCTATTTCTAAAATTTCATCAAGCCCAGTATTATAATATTCAGCCGATTCATATAATGTTGCATCTTTTTCTGCATAAAATATTCTGAACATATTATCCTAATTTTTTTACCGTTAATCGTGGAGGTGTACTATTACTTGTAATTGTAGTTATATTAGCATTCGATGGATTAACCAATACTCGATAATAGCCTGGTGTTGAAATATATTCAACCAATGTTCCAGTAACGGTTTGATCATTCGTCCCTTCAATCGATTTGTAATCATTGAATAAAGAAACCAATGTAAATACGCCGCCTGTAGATGCGCCCGTTGCTAATTTAATTAAAATATCTACATCGGCACCCAATCCGCTTAAATATATTTGCGTAATAAATTCATAATATCCAGGTTGTTTTATATGTACGGCTGCAGTACTTAAACCAGCATCAACTAATTCAAAACTTGCAATGCTAGTATTATAATCAGTAACATCATATCTTATATTATTATCCGCACTATTAGTTAATGACACATTGTTAACACTATTAGAAAATCTTGCAACTGGAATTGAAAAATATGATGATGTTACAGCAAATGATGCAGTCGTTGCATTTG